GCCGAAATAGCTCAGTTGGTAGAGCAACGCATTCGTAATGCGTGGGTCGAGGGTTCGAGTCCCTTTTTCGGCTTTAAACCTGAAACCGGAAAACCTTGTAAGATCAAGGCTTTCCGGTTATTTTTTATTGCTAAAAAACGTGCAGGTGTGCAAAAAGTGTGCAAAAGTTCAAGAAATTAAATTAATAGAGTCCAACATGACATTGTCATTCTCGATAACTTTCCTGGTGGCATGTATGTAAATGTCTTGCGTGACATCGCTGTGACTATGCCCAAGGCGGCGGGCAATCTGATCCGGTGTCATGCCTGATTCAGCAAGGAGAGAAGCGTGTGTATGACGTAGCTTATGCAGCGTAATACGGTGTTTTAGTTCTCGCTCGGTCGTTTCACTTATAAACTTATTAAAAGCCGTATAGGACATATAAGAGCCACTGTGGATGTCTGGAAGAAACAAGGTACTTTTGAACCCCTTTTCCAATAACATCTGTCTGCGCCAGATACGGCACTTCTTGATCGACAATGCGAGTTCTGGCTGTATATGGATATCACGAACCGAGTTGTCAGTTTTCGGAGTTGTGACGACCTTGTTTATATAGTCGTAGGTTTTAGACACATGGATCACACAATTCTTAAGGTCTACATCCTTATCAGACAGAGCTATTAGCTCACCACACCGCATACCGGTAAGGAGAAGCATATTTGTAGCGTAGTACCAGTGCCATAAGCCTTGATCTGATATATAGTCTAGAAGCATATTGATCTCACTTGGTTCAAGATACTTATCTTCAGTGGATTCAGACGGTGATGTATCCTTGATAAGCTCCAGCTTCGACAGAAGCCTATAGTTATCATGATAATCATTTTTATATCCCCAATTAAGCATTGCCCGAAATCTTGTGATATAGGTATTTAATGTACTTACCGGTTTACCGGAATTCAATAACTGCTCATTCAGATATTGAGAAGTAAGATTATCGACGATCACATCTGCACCAAGAAGCTTGATTACAGATTTAATGATACGTTCATTTCTTGAAGTAGTAGAAAGCTTGTAAGTGAGCTTCTGATTCGTGATGTATATATCAAGTAATTCGGAAAGTGTAATTTTACTGCATTTTAGATTCTTCAAAGCATCGTCAATCTTTGCGTTCAATATCCGCTGTGCCTTATTCCTGTTTTGAGGAGATTCTTTCGGCATAGAGACGGATATTTTTTTTGCTTTCTCCGTAAGCGGGTCCGTGTACCGCTCACAGTATAATACAGTTCCATTTTTTTTGTGTTCACACCACATGAAAATCACAACCTTTCTAAAAAAGGGCATAAAAAATAAGCCCTGTTAAAATCTGAAGGCTTATGATATAATCATATTTGCGATTTCAATTTGTGACTATTCATAAGCCTATGTTTATGGGTAGCATATCCTCCGGGTGTTACCAGCACCTGGGGGATTTTTTTATGAAGTTGCACCGGTGCAACTTTTATGCCATATATTCAATGATATAAGGAGCACCGTTATAGATGCCACTATCATGATTTGCTGGAGCATTGCCGGCTTCTAACTGCTTCTTATAGTCATCAACAGACATTCCATCTAATTCATCATTGAGAAGATTACAGTTATCGAGATCTGCAATATAATCATCAATGCTTTTCATAATAATTCTCCTTTCATTTTGTAGGCTCAAATGCCTTTATGGCTGCCTGAATAAATTCGTTTCGACTTGTGTAGCCAAATTCTTTTACTTTTGCATCGATCACAGCCTTTTGCCCTTTTGGAACAACGACAAGAAATTTATCGTATGCTTTAGAATTGTATTTGTTTTTCGCTTTCGTGGCAGAAGTGCCGGTACGTTCTGTCTGATCACTCATCACATAGCCTCCTTTGCTTAGAATACATACTGCACATTGTAAAGGTCGATCATAAATCTATCAGATGTTACGCCTCTGAAAAAGTTACATTCTTCGGTGTCTTCCAGTGGAGCAGTGGAAGCGAACTGATTCAACATATCAGAGCTACATGCTTCAAACCCGTCATGCCCATATACATCTGCTTTAATTCCGCACCATGTAACATTGATGCCTTCAGGAACATTTATATAAGATTTAAAGATTTCAGGAATAATGATGCACTTGATATTATCCGGAGATACGCGATCTATAGTGTATTCGATATAATCGTCTTTATGAATATCATTATCATGCATCTGGTTTACATATGCATCACAGTCAACCTCTAAAAGTGCAACGCCGTAATTTGGAAAAGTGTTAGTGTCTTTAATTGGACTGAAAAGGTATACAACGGATGTTTCGTTATTAGCTCGGCGGTCGGAATCCCAGTTGTTGTTTCCGCATTCATCCATGCTTAAGATACCGTTATCAAGTATGCTTTTTAAATTACAAATATCAACATTTTTATACAGCTTCATAAAATCACCTTCCCATTTTATTTATTTGCCTTTTTCTAAGAATCCTGCTATTATATATTTAAACACCGGGGGCGGTTAGCAGGATTGTTTCGGTATCCGCCCTCGTGTGTGCTCTTTTTTTCTTTTAGTCTTTAATCAGTTCGGTTAAGTATTCAAGTAGTTCTTCCTTTGGTGTGTCGTTCTTGATAAGTGCTATGATCATTTTTATAATTCCTTTAAACTGATTGTTTGTCATTTGATTTTTCTCCATTTCTTAACTCCTTCCTGCTGTTCCCTTGCTACAATTATATTATATACTTATATAAGTATATTGTCAAGCGAAAAGCTAAATTTTATATATAATATTAGAATTTTTCCATCAAATTAGATAGGCTTATATGATGTATAGGAAATTGTACATTTACCCCATACAATTACATTGTCATCATCGAATGAATCGTTATCATTTTTAAAATCATTATCATCGTCGTCATCATCATAGTCATAATCATCTTTGATGGATGAAGAATGAAATTTTACCGAGATATCAGAAATTGGATATGTAAATAGTATCTTCTTCACATGAGTACAATGACTTTTTGGAACATATCCAACACGTTCATCGTTTACATAAACACCGATAGCATTTGGATCATGCGGATTTTGGGGATCAGGAATTAGTGTGGCGTGTTTCGGTCGAAATGCATACTGATATTTTAAAATAGTATCCTGAACAAAGCTTGTACCGGCAAGCTTGAAAGTAAAGGTTTCTGGTACAGCAATAACTCCTGGTTTTAATGGAGGGTATGCATGATTATGTGGTTGCATTTCTGAAGAGGATGGCTTGCGCAACTTTAATATTTTTGAATAGTATATATAAAAAAGAATAGCGATAATAGCAAGAATTAAAGTTATCAAGCCCCAAATGGATATACCTTTTGATAGCGATATAAAAGATATAGCACCCAGTACGCCAAAAACAACTATTGAAATTTTTTGGCGGAGTAACAATGTGGATACAAGATAAGTCTTTCCTTTGTAGTTAATAGAATCGTTCATGATTTATTCCCCCTTTTTCTCTTAGTATAATAAAAATAACCTGCCATACTCCGGGGCATAATAGCCACCAGGAGGTGTATATATATGGTTGTATTGACCTGGCAGGCAAGATCAAACAAGAATATAACGCTTATCAAGCTTGCGGAGCTAACCGGCATCAGTAAGAGTGCGCTTAATAACATCGAAAACGAAAAAGTGTCGCCAACCCTTGATGAACTGGAAGCTATAGCAAAAGCGTTAGATGCAAGGATAACAGATCTTTTCGATAGTGAATATAAGTAAATTTCCACAATTATGGAAATTTTGTAAAAGTACCACAATGCAAATCCTTATCGGCGTATAATGTCGAATGAAGGAGGGATTGAAATGGACTACCGAAAAGAGATTATCGTCTTGATAGAAGATGTACAGTCAGAAAAACATCTGAAGTACATATATGATCTAATCAAGACACTATTAGATGAAGCCATCTAATGAAGAACCGGGCAGGGTAACACCTGTTCGGTTTATTTTTTTTCGTTCATATCAGCAAGCTCTTTTGCCTTGCGTTCCAGATACTCCCATTCATCAACAGATAAGTTTGACAACATTGATATAAATCTATTTTTAAAAGAATCGCTTTCTTCACTTAACAGTTCTTTAGTGAGCCTTGCGATATCGGCATTTCTGTTTGTTTGAAGAAACATATCACCTGTTCCATTTCGAAGCCAATCTTCATTTACATTAAATTCTCTACATATAGATGTTATTACCTGATCTGTTAGAGCGTTTATTCCGCATTCCCATTGACCAACGGTATTTCTTTTAACACCTAATCTTTCAGCAAATTTTTGCTGCGTAAGATCTAAAGCCTTTCTAAGCTGTTTGATTCGTTCGTTCATTGTGTATCACCTCTCTTTCTTGGTATTGAGAATACAACTTATTTGTAAAAATGTCAATACAAAAAGTCATTCAAACAACAAAAAGCTATTGAAAGAACAAAAAACATATTGACAATGATGTTTCGATAGCTTATTATAGCCATTGAAACAACAAAAGAAAGCCATAAAAACAACAAAACACCAACATAGAAAGGAGAAAAGCAATGATAAAGAAGATAAAGGAAAAACTTAGAGAACCGTACTTCATAGAAGATCTTTGGAGTGACTACATCAGACCTGCAGTGATGGGACTGATCGGAGCAGTGATAGGAATTGCTATATCACACGCAATAGGATTGCTGTAACAACGGCACTGACGATACCTACAAGGATAGGAACAATTATTTGTGTAAGAAGATATTTGACATCAAACCATTGACGATCTTCAACAGCACATATGCCGGAATTCGTAAGCGAAACAGATGTATCGTCTGTAAGAACGTCTGCAAATACTCCGTCATGGTAGGCATATGATGATGGACAGTCAAGAAAACCGTCACTCATAAGATGATCGACAGAATCACTATTATATTTCTTCACAAGTGCACCGTATGTAACAGGACGGTGATGCCGATAGAGATATTTAAGAATTTTGATGTCAGATTTTGAAACGAACATAGATAAGTCCCTCCTTGGTTTTTGTATCAGTATAACACAGAGGAAAAGAGGTGAAAAGATATGTCAGAAAAGGAAAAGAAGATCATTGAAACATTTTCAAGCGTTATGCCAAAACTTTCCGAAAAGGATAAGAGCTACTTATTAGGCTTGGGAGAGGGCATGGCGATCAAGGCAGCAGACGAGGAAAAGAAAGAAAAGGAGACAGTATAGAGGAAGATGCTGATTGTAAACAAGGCTCACAACGATGTCTACAACTTGGATCATATCACCAATATGTATATAGCATCCAGTGGATGTTCTATAAAAGCGGTGACAGGAGCCACGACAAGAGGTGGAACACTTGGAGAATATGACAGCTACGAGAAAACCAATATTGCATTTGAAATGTTAATATCTGCGGTTCAGAAAGGTGGCGAAGTGTTTTATATGCCAAGTGATGAAGAACTTAAACAAACCACCAGAAAAGAAACATATCATCATGCAACTGGAAAGAAAACGAAGGGATATGGTGGTTCGTGAAACAAAAAAGCATAAAGAACATAAGAAAAGAATTCAGGAAAAATGGAGTGTTTTACACTCCACCGGAATTAGCAATGAAGCTGAAGGAGTATGTCGGGATAAAACCACGAAATGTATATGATCCGACGTGTGGCGCAGGTAATCTTTTGAGGGTATTTGAAGATGATGTTGAGAAATACGGACAGGAGATTGATGTAGAACAGTTGGAAGCTATAGATATACCGCTGTTCCATGGAGCCTGTGGTGACACTTTGATGAATGATGGATTTCCATATAAGAAATTTGATTGTATTGTTGCCAATCCGCCATTTTCTGTGAGCTGGAATCCGGAAGAATTGATCAACGATCCGAGATTTAAAGATGCACCGGCTATGGCACCGAGATCAAAAGCAGACTGGGCGTTCATGCTTCATATTCTGTATCACTTAACAGATGATGGGATAGCAGTTGTATTGGAATTCCCAGGAATCCTGTACAGAGGTCAGAGTGAAGGAAAGATCCGGCAGTGGTTTATAGAAAACAACTACATAGACAGAGTTGTTAATATTCCGGGAAATACATTTGAAGATACTTCGATTGCTACATGCATCATAGTCCTTAAAAAGAATCGGGATAAAACAAGTATTACGTTTGAAAACGATGGACTGATAAGGGAAGTCGGAATTGATGAAATAGCAGCAGAATCTTACAGCTTATCACCAAATATTTACGTTTACGAGGAAGCTGAGAAAGAAATGATTGATCCTGTGTGGTTACAGGAGCATGCAAGAAAAGAATTTGTTATTTCGTTAAGAAAACAACTGGACTTTGAAAAAGCAGTATGCGGGCTTGAAGAAACAAGCATACAACCGTTACTTGAAGAGATTAAAAAAATAATAACTGAGTATGAAGAAAAAATACAGGAGGGTTAGCATGAAAAGATTACAGAGTGCAAGACAGACGACAGTTACAGAAGTACGAATGCTGGCAGCAGATCCGTACATCACTAAGAGATACATAGCAGATCGATATCATGTGTCCGTCCGGACAGTGTGTAACTGGATAGCAGAGCTTGACCAGTACGTCCAGAACGGACGCTACAGCGACTATACGATCCTTGACGGATGCGGAGTAGTTTATATCAACTATCTCGCATTTATCGACTATCTGAAGTATAGGGACAAGCTGAGAGCAAAGAAGACGGTGCCACCGTTTGATCCTTCCCGGATCGCAAAATATATAGGGTGGGGAACTATGACACCGGAGATACAGTAAGAGAGGTGGAACATGAACATGGATACAAAGATCATAAAAGCTATATGCATTTTAATCATGGCATTTGGAGCGATCGGACCGTGGATCGGCATAGCTCTGTACGGAATCTTAAAGATCTCGTATGGAATGATGCTCGCGGTGATCATGATATCTGTCATAGTAACCTTTTTGACAGGTGAGATATACGACCAGATGACCATGATTGAAAAAGCAAGAAAGTAGGATAAGCCGTGTTACAAAAAGAGCAAATAAAAAAGCGGCAGTGCTGGCTGCCGCTCAGTGGTACATTCTCGCTCTTGGGGGAACAAAGAATATACAAAAAATTTGACCTCATCAGTGTATCAGATATGCCATGAAATGTCAAGAAAATAGGGCTGTTCCGGCTCTTTTGTAACACTCTAAATCATATTAATAGTAGAGACATAAGGGAGTGTGAGAATGCCGTATACAGAAAATACCTGGACGTTCCGAAGGAGCATTGAACACGAGTTTGGATTCTCTGGAAACAATGGAGCGAAAGGAGAGAAACGAAGAAAGAAACATAAGCCGACACCGGAACAGGTAAAAAGGCAGAATCAGATCAATAAAGAGAACCGGATGCGAAGATTAATTAAAGCAAATTTTGATGTAGACGACTACTGGTGCACCTTGAAGTATCCGGCAGGAAGCCGACCGGGAATTGATCGGGTAAAAAAAGATTTTAAGAATTTCACAAAGAAAATGCAATACGCATACAAAAAATACAATCAGGAATACAAGTATATCTACCGGATGGAGGTAGGAAAGAGAGGCGGTGTTCATATTCATATCATCATAAATCGTATCCGGGATGGTCCTGCAACGGACAAGCTGATCCGGGATAAGTGGGTCACTCACAAAGTCAACTATCAGCAGCTTGATATTAACGAAGACTACGACGCACTCGCCAAGTACATAGTGAAAGAGTATGAAGACGATACGCAGCTATCGTTATTTGATATACCAGATCGAAAAAAACTGATACGTTACGACGGGAGTAGGAACCTGATAAGACCGAAGCCGGTGAAGAAGATATTCAAACGACGCACGATGCGGAAGATCTTAGAAGAAGGACCAAAGCCGACAAAAGGATTCTATATCGACACAGATAGCATAAAGCAGGGAGTGAATCCGTACACTGGACGAAGCTTTTTGAAATATACAGAGATCAGGATAAGGGGGAAGCTAGATGAGACATGTCAACATATATACCGAAGTTGAATCAAAGGGTATGCGGCAGCAGGATATGTGGATGTGCTGGCTCATTGAAGTGGTAACCCGGACAGGAAAGAAAACCTGTCAAGGAATGCGAAAGATCAAGGATGCGACACACTCAGGCGCACAGCTTGCTGCACTGAATGAAGCCTTGTCGCATATGGTTGAAAAGTGTGACATCGACATATATCTGACGGATGTATTTGTTGAAACTGCATTCAAACAAAATTGGATAGAGAAGTGGGAAAAGAATAACTGGATATCTGCAAGAGGTACGGAGATCAAGCATACAGCCGAGTGGGAACAGCTAAAAGAATTGCTGTCTGGCCACGATGCGCGGATGCACTTCACCTGTATGCATGAGTATTCGAACTGGATGCAGACACAGATCCGCATGGAGATTAAGAAGGAGGAAGAAAATGTATAAAGAATTTGACTCAGTAGAAGCCTTGAACAAAGAAGCAGAGGAGCTTTTAAAGGCTGGAAATGAAAAAGAGATCATAAACCTTGCAATAAATCAGGGCATCGATAAAGATGAAGCACAGGACTATATAGACGGAATCGTGGATACATTTGCAACTGCCAATATGGCTGCTATGGGAAAGCTTAGCATAAAGGAAAAGGAACTGAAGATCGAGGGCATCTTAAAGGACTGGATGAACACGATCCGCCGTGTAGTGCTGGAAGATAAGGACATTGCAGAAAAGGTATATAGAAAAAGTGTAGAAGGATGCCTGGCAGAGATGCTTGCTTATTCATTTGAGAACAAGGTCAAGGTACCGGATGCGATCGCAAGTGTTACGACAGTAACGATAAACGGTAAAAAAGAGAAGATGCGTACGCCGGTGTACATGGGTGTACCAAATTCTACAGACGCACGCCAGATCGTGCAGAAATACTACAGGAGGGCATAGTCATGTATGCATACAAAGGGTTTCACAAAAACCTTACCTGCACGATGGGTAAGGGAACTTATCAGTACGAAGTAAATAAGTGGTACGAGGAGAAAGAAGCGAACTGTGTAAAAAATGGATTCCATTGTTGCGAAAATCCGCTTGATTGCTTCACATACTATCCGCTTAACGGAGATAGCCGGTTCTTCCTTGTAGAAGCTGCAGGAGATATCAATGAATCCGGAACGGATAAAATCAGCTGTACGAAGATCCGGCTGCTGAAAGAATTAACACCGGTCGATATCGCGGTTCATACAGCAAGATACATGTTCCGGCATCCAGCAAGAGAATGGCATCACGATGTATGCAAAGAATATGGATTTGCAAGACTGACACCGTTTGTGATCGTCAGAGGGAAGAATCCGGCGGCAGCAGGTACAAAAGGCAGCAGCCTTGTACTGTTGAAGGAATATGCACATACAAGGGGCATACAGGCTATGAATGTGATCACTGTCGATGGCGAGAAATATAAAGCCGGTGCGACATACAACATAGATGGGCGGGTGGTTGATCGTGAATAAGAAAGAATTAAGAGCACTCCGGACATTGAAAGCCACAAAGGAAATGATGGAGAAGGCAAGAGAGGTAAAGGAGGCCGACAGATATGATTATCAGCGATACGAGATAGCCATCTTCCTGCGAGCACAGCATCTGAACGGTTATCTGAAGATTGCGGTATTTGATACGAAGTGGATGAAAAATAACGTAAACACACCGGTATATGAGATATTTATCAATGTATCCGGGGATGGTGACTACATCACAAGACAGCTCGACACAAGCTACAAAGAACTCAGGTGGTCAAAGGCAAAACTTGAAAACCTGCCGGTAGTAACTTTGAACGGAAAAGAAGATTATACACATATAGTCGGATGGTATAAAGCAGATAGATGGATGGACAAGAACCAGGCACAGCATATCAAGAAGACATTGAAGACAAATAATTCGGGATATGAAGCTATCCGGGAATACCAGGGCCGTATCAGCCGGGAGAAGATCTTAGCACAGAGAAGGAAAGAGACAGATCCGTGGGATGCAGATATGGAACTGGTGCCTGCAGAACCGAAAGGCTTTCGCGCATGGGCAGATAAGAACGTGCTGGAACACTTTATATTCTATCACTACGATAAGAAAAAAATCGAACAGGGATACTGTTCATGCTGCAAACAGTATGTGAAGCTGACGGAGAAACCGACACACAACAAAAAATCTATATGCCCGAAGTGTAAGCATCCGATCACTTATAAATCAGACGGTAAGGTCAAAAGACTGACGACAAAAGAAGGATGTGCTGTAGTTATTCAGAATATCAAAGATGGCATTGTGATCCGGCACTTTGAATTGAATCGAACCTATAATGCAGCATGGTGCAGTACAGCAACGATTCTGACACCGAAGATAAGCGTAAGTGAAAACGAAAGGACGCTGATAAGAGGTGACAAATGGAACAGATACTACTACACAGTATATAAAAACGATACATTGAGATGGTGTGAGTCATACATTTATAGCTATATGTGGACATCAGCAGCAAAGGTATATCCGAACAATCTGAGATATGTTGATTTTGGAAATTCAGTTGTGCAGGAAGCAATCAAAAGAAATGACAAGATAAATGTTGAAAGATGGATGCGGAATGAAAACCTGACAGTTGAACAGTGCATGAAGATAGGGCTTTACAGAATAGCGAACAGCATAGTAGATGGCGGCTATAACAACATGATCGATGATCGATACACAGAGCTTACAAAGGCACTACAGATTGATAAGGCTCGTTTGAAAAGGCTGCTTGCAGTTGATCTACCGGAATATCTCATATGGCTTCAGGATGAAAAAAAGGATAACACAATCTATCCGGACGAAGTGATGATTGATATGGCCAAACACAAGATATCAAAAGGAGATCTGACAACTGCAAGTATGCTTACAAATATGTCGGTTGTGAAAGCCTACAACTATCTGGTGAAGCAGAAGGCAGCAGACAGTACGATCAAGCATACATTGAGCACATATGCCGATTACATGAATATGGCGAAAAGGGCAGGATATAACACGGATGCAGAACAGATCTACAAGCCGAAAGACCTTAAAGCGGCACACAGTGATGTGATCGATTTATTACAGAAAGACGGCTGGAAGAAGCAGGCGAAAACGACAAGAAAGAAATTCCCGAAAGTAGATAAGGTGTGCAAAACACTGAAGAAATATGAGTATGAGGATAGCAAGTATAAGATCGTAGCACCGACCGGAATAGAGGACATCATAAGAGAGGGCACCTTGCTCCATCACTGTATCCATACCTGTGATTTCTACTACGACCGGATCCAGACGAAGGAATCTTTCTTGATGTTCCTTCGAAAACAGTCAGATCCGAAGAAACCTTGGTACACACTAGAGGTTGAACCGAACGGCAACATCCGACAGAAGCGGACGACAGGTGACAACCAGGGACCTGATCTTGTGGCAGCAGTTCCTTTCTTGAAGAAATGGCAGAAATGGCTTCAGAAGATCTTGTCTGACGAGGATAAGAAGCTGGCGAAGGAGTCAGAGAAAAAGCGAAAAGAAAATTATAAAAAGATCCGTGAGGAACATAAGACCGTATGGCACGGCAAATGTGCCGGAAAGCTTCTTGCAGATGTACTGGAAGCGGACTTTCTAGGATTAGAGGAGGATATAACGAATGAATCAGCCTGATATAACGATAAACAGTTATGAAGAATATAAGCATGAGGTAGATAGTGAGCTGCAGCGTTCAGCAGAGAGCTTCGTGCGGATCGGCTATCTGTTAAAGATAGCAAGGGATACAGACATATTAAAGGGTTCACCGTATGCGAATGTGGTTGAATTTGCAAAAGGTGAGTACGGTATCGATAAGACAGTAGTAAGTAAATGGATACATATCAATGACCGGTTTTCCGAGGGCGGTTACTCAAATGTACTCAAAGAGCAGTACAGAGGATACGGATATGCGAAGCTTGCGATCATGTTACAGCTTCCGGATTCAGTGAATGAAGATCTGTCGCCGGCATACTCAAAAGCAGAGATACAGGCGATCAAGGACGAAGTAGACGAAGAAAAGAAGATCAGCGACATGGAGGTATATCTGGAAGGTGAGAAGAGCGAAGATCTGAAGAACAACCTGGAAAAGGTCATACATCAGTTGTTAGAAGAGAACACATCCTTGTATGAACAGCTCTATCGGGCGGTAAACAAAGACGAGGACATTATAGAGATACTTGCACCGACCGGGGAGAATTATATTTCAGTCAGGGTGCAGGGGCTTGGCCGATTTGGTCTGATCATAACGAAAGGACAGGCTACCGTGAGCCTTGTCAATATCCGCTCCGGCGAGAAAGAGGAATATATCACAGATGAGCTTGTGGCATATATCAAGACATACATGGTCGGAAAAACGGTGCAGGAAGCATATGAGAATGTATATAACAAGATGTTTGCATCGAACCAGAGCACGGAAAAGGTCGGCAAGGTGCAGAAGGCAGCAGTCGAACCGAAGCCGGTAAAGAAGCAGGAGCCTGTAAAGAAGCCGGAACACAAGGAAACAACAGGTACAGAAGCCTTATCAGAGCCGGTCAAGGATCAGACGGAAAAAGCATTAAATCTGGCTGAAACTGCACCGGTACCGGAAGAAAAAGAGACTGAAAAGACAGAAATACAGCCGGAAAGTATCAAACAGGAAGAAAAACAGGAGATTGAACCGGAAAAAACGGCACCTGAAATCCCGCAAAATACTGTTGACAACAGTATCCGGCAGGATTTTGAGGACGAAAAAACAGAAGTTGCACCGGTGCAACAGAATCTGATATATAGGCAGATCGCAAGCTATAAAAATGGCATAGCAGACACAATAGATCAAATCGACAAAGCGTGGGCTGGTCAGAGATTTAAGGACAGACCGGAATATAAAAGGTTGATCGAGCTTGCATCAGATCTGAAACAGAGATTAGAACAACTGGAGGCAGCAGAGTATGGCAAGTAAGCAGACAAGAGCAAAAGAGTTCTCACCTTTGGTGAGAAAGCGAATCAAGGAGCGTGACCAGATCTGTATCTTTTGCAAGATGGGATACCATACCGAAAAGGTAACAGCCTTTTCCCAGCAGATGACATCAATCATGCATTACATTCCACGTTCCGCCGGCGGGTTAGGAATAGAAGAGAACGGAGCACTGGGATGTCTCACGCATCACGACATGATGGACAACGGATTTCAGGGCAGGCGCAAGGAGATGCTTGCCCTGTACAAAGAATACATGCAGTGTATATATCCGGATTGGAATGAAAATGATCTGGTATACAAGAAATGGAGGTAAGCAATGAAGATATACATAAGCGGACCGGTACGAGGAAAGGTCGATTATGCAGAGGATTTCTTTGAATCCGAGAAAATGTTAAAAGGAGAAGGGCATGAGGTTGTAAATCCGATCAGACTTATGGACATGTTGCCAAAGAGCCTGACAGATGAAGAATTTCTTGAACTTGATATGATGCTTTTAAAACACTGTGACACTATATATCTCTTGCCGGGATGGAGAGATAGTCGTGGGTGCAACCGAGAATATGGATATGCGCTGGCAGCAGGAATGACAGTTATAGATGTAGAACAGGAGGTCAAGGATGAATAAGGTAATTTTACTTGGACGTTTAACGAGAGATCCGGAGATTAGATATTCACAGGGAAATGATCAGATGGCGATTGCAAGATATACACTCGCTGTAGATCGTAGATTCAAAAGAGACGGAGAACAGACAGCGGATTTCATAAGCTGCGTAGCTTTCGGAAAGGCAGCAGAGTTTGCGGAAAAGTATCTAAAAAAAGGTACAAAGATCGCGGCGACTGGAAGAATACAGACAGGATCATATACAAACAGAGAAGGACAGAAGATATACACGACGGATGTTGTTATCGAAGAACAGGAGTTTGCAGAGAGCAAGGCAGCAGCTTCAGGAGAGGGCGAACAGCCAGCATCCTGTGATCCACAGGGATTTATGAGTATTCCTGATGGTATAGAGGATGACTTACCATTCAAGTAGGAGGTGCGGTGCGACATGTCAGAATTTGAAGTAGAAGCAAAGATGAATATGCTATGTAAGCCGGGCAGGATCATACAGATACGGACAAAAGAATTAACAGGCGGCAGGAATTTCATCATACGATGGAAGAAGTGGACAGTGATAAAAAGATACAAGCATCATGTACTTATGAGCTGTAGAGGGTATCGTGAGAGCTTCACGAATACGGATATCAAAGAGATGATCCGGAAAGAAGATATAAAGTAAAGGAGAAAAGAATGAAATTATTTAAAACAGTAGATGATAAATTAGCAAAAATTGGATTTATTAAAGTAAAAGAAGATCAGTATGGAGTAAGGTATAAAAGAAAAGATGATAAGTATGGTTTTGTCCAGACAGTAGCTATCTGCCATAAGGGTTCTGGGAGACACATTCTACAATCTTACGATGCCGAACTGATGGATCAGAAAAATATTGGCAATACTTGCGTTGGTTTGACCGGATATGAGATGAAGCTATTCGTTAAAAAAATGAAACAGATTAGATTATATGGCAAATAAATCATTGTTTCGAATGGATCTTAGGAGGTAGATGGACGGAATGAAAATGACGATAGAACAAAAGGCGCAAAGAATCAGGGAACATTGTTTAAGCATAGAATCGGGATGCGACGGATGCAAACTGCAGGGAGCATTACAGAAAACGTGCTACGAACGATGTGATATATATCCGGAGGAAATTGAAAGAAATTATCGAATTTTGTTCGGAGAAGAAAAAAAGGATAACGTAAACCATCCAGCTCACTATCAGGGAAAGAACGAATGTATCAATGTAATGATAGCAATGTTCGGAGTGGAAGCTGTTAAACATTTCTGCATGTGCAATGCATATAAATATCGTTTCCGGGCAGGAATGAAGAACGGAGCGGAAGATATAGAAAAAGCAGAGTGGTATGAAAGTAAATTAATAGAGCTGGGAGGGACGACAGAATGACGATTGACGAAGCAATAAAACGAGAGAAAGAGACAGCAGCAGACTTCCGGAGCAGAGCAGGGCGTTTTCGTACAGTTGAAAATAGCAAAATGAGCATAAAATATGCAGAAGAACATGAGCAAATCGCAAAATGGTTAGATGAATTAAAATACTACAAGGATGAAAACATTATAACCGTTCATTTATCACCAGATAGCGAAGAAGTAGAGAAGTGGATCCAGAACGCACGGGAAGAAACTATTGAAGAATTTTACAATGAAATAAAAAAAGAGGCAAAATGGGCGATGGCTATTAACAGCATAATACCGGCTAAAATTGTAGAAGTATCGCAGGTAATAGACATAAAAGGACGGTTAAAGAAAAAGTATTTGAAAGGAGCGGAGTAAGTTAATGAGAATAGCAACAGATATAGCCTGTATCGTTAGGAATATATGAATCTACAGGAGATAGTAAAGAGAAGACAGGAGGTATAAGATAATGCGACTGATAAGTCAAAAAAGTATAGGATATATCGATGTCAAATACGGAAAAGGAATAATTACTACCAAGCAGCAGGACAAAATGACAGTGATTATATACATGCGGAAAAAGAAAAAAATAGTACTTGCGGCTTATGATTCGGAAGCAAAAGCGAGGAAAGTATTAGAAGATTTGATGAAGATTTACAGACATTGCATAATGCATATAGGCGGATCAAGCAAAATGACAAGAGGCGGATATCAACCAGCATTATGGATTACACCGCCGAAAACATTTGAATTTTCGGAAAATAACAAAGTGGAGGTATAAAGATATGTTTTTAAATACAAAAATAGTAAACAAGCTCATAAAAGAAGCATTTAAAACCGGACTGGTGATAGCTGCAACAGAAGAATCTATACATCTTGAAGGAACGTACTGGATGATAGATATAAAAAGAGACTTCCTTCCGAAAGAGATCATGGCGAAGATCATAGAATTAACCGGTTGGATTCCAGAAGCGGGTGAACGTGTAGTCGCAAATAAAGACGGCTGGCAGTATGAAGTTGGGGCTTTTGAAATCGAAAAAGAATTTGATGGAAAGCGATTAGAAGTAACAAATGTATCAATAAAATCAGTATGGGATATATACCAGCGCGTCTTGCAGGACGAAAACGGTAAGACGTATTTAATAAATGACGTATTTATAGACATGACGAAAGTAACGGAGTTGGAAGGCGGAGAAGTATTTCCGGGAAAACCGTTTTACAACGAATCAGGCGCGGAATGGAAGAATAATGCAGGAGCGTTATATGTAAGATTCAGGCAGGATATGCAGCATGAAAGAATACTTGAAGAAATGACAAAAATAGATCTGACGGAGGATGTAGGCTGATGGATGATACAAAGAAGACATGGTTAAAAGAATTAGATATATGGTGTGAAGCACAGATATCACTTATGGAAGAAAGCCTTGAGTCGAAGCTGATGAGCAAGCACAGAAAGGAAAGAATAAAAAATCAGATCATAGGAATTGATAAAGTGCGAGCCAGGATCAAAAGAATGATGCTATAAAGGAGGAAGACATGTCGAACGAAGATATCAAGAAGGTACTTGCGCAGTATAAAAGAGTGTCAAATATGATACGACATATAGAGGATGAAATCGCACAGATCGATGATAAGGTGCTTGGAATACGAGAAAATCAGATGACAGGAATGCCGAAAGGCAGCAGCTCACTCACTCCGACAGATATGCTTGTAGAAAAAAGAGATCTGGAGATTCGGCTGGAGAAATTCAAAAAGGCAGCAGACCAGAAGCGGGAAATCGTACAGGCTTACATAGATACGGTGCTGTCTCCGAAACATAACGATATACTTACGATGTACTACATAAAAGGTTACAGCATAGAGAAGATAGCGAGGATCAAGCACTATACAGTACGACATGGATGGAGGCTGTACGATGAAGCACTGGCGCAGGTAGATATGACGATCAATCTATAAATGTCAGTAACATGTCAGTTTTATGTCAGTAACATGTCACTATACGAACAGGGCTGAACGATGTATTATGATATCGAGATAAGTTGCAGAAACCTCTTAGTATTGATGCGGGCAGCCTGTTATAAAACAGGCTGCCTTTGCTGTTGGAGTGGACATGTTAAGAAGCTGTTCGTATTGTGGACGAATACATGATAAAAAAGATATATGTGCTGAGAAAAGAATAGCACTGGATAAAAGGATGAATCGTAGAAGGACAAAAGCGTATGGATTTCATCACTCATATACATGGACGGATAAATCAATAGAGGTTCGTGAGAGAGACAATAACCTGTGCCTGTGCTGTAAGGCAATGATGAAAGGAACAATCAGACAGTTCAATTCAGAAGATTTGTCAGTGCATCATATCGTACCGATCGAAGAAGATTATGAAATGCGGTTGGAAGAGTCAAATCTGATAACAGTATGCAGACGGCATCATGAGATGTGTGAGGATGGCACAATAAACAGAAGTGTACAGCAGGAGCTTGTAGATGCATCGATGCAGGCAGCAGGTCATTCAAAAGACGCACCGCTGGTAATGTAAAGGCGAAGATACCCCCGCCTTTATTTTTTTGCTTTTATGCAAAAACCATATGACCGACCCCGCCCCTAAATTTACGAAATATTCCCAAAATGAAGGATTTTTTTGGAGGTAGAACATGGCAAGACCATCGAAACCGGTTAGTGTGATCCAGAACGAGAACAAATCACACAGAACAAAAAAAGAATTAGCAAGTCGGAAGCAGGCAGAAAGCGGTATGCTCTCTGGCGCGGAAATATCGAAGTTTCCTGAGACCAAGGCCGATCGGAAAGCATCGAAAGAATTTGATCGTGTGACTGAAATCTTGTCAGCTATCGGCAAAAATGACCGGATGTATGAGACAATCATAAACCGGTACTGCATCATGTTATCGGAGTGCCGGAATATTGAAAAATTGAAAAAAGAGATGGAAAAAACCATCAAAAATTTATCAAAATCTTTCAAGGAGAACATGCTGCAGGCGACACTTACTCCAGAGGAAAGAGCAGTACTTACATGCGACTTCTCAAAGCAGATCTGCAACTTGGCAAATACAATGCTGAAATATGACAAAGAGATAGATAAAAAAAGAACGATGCTGCTTGCGATTGAAAAAGAAACAGGGATGACAATGGCAGCAGCACTCCGTACGATTCCGAAGCAGGAAGAAAAAGAGACAAATGCACTGCTACAGGTGTTAGGCGGTGGATAGATTTGATACAGGAAAGTAAGGCGTATCAATATTGCGAATGGGCGATTGAGGATGATAATAAAAAGGCTCCGCATTATGTAAAACTGCAGTGTCAATCTTGGAAGGACATAGCAGATGGAAAGGACCAGGAAGCATATGTAAGTGAAGAGACATATGAGAAGATTGAAAAGCTGTTACACTTAATGATTCACCCGGATCTGCATAAACCGCTTGATGAATCGTTAGAACCATATGCAGCTTTTTTCATAACTGCGGTTTTTTGTACAAAAATGATTGATCCGGACGATAAGATTGAAGTCCGCTTTTACGAAAATGCCTTGCTAAAGATAGCAAGAAAAAATTTCAAAACCTTTAATGCAGGGGTGATATTTATACTCCTCATGCTCACGGAACCGCGCTTTTCGCGGTTCTTTTCAGTTGCACCTGACTTAAAATTGTCAAAAGAGTTGCAGATAGCAATTAAAAAGGTCATAAAATCAAGCCCATTGTTATCTGATGAGTTAAGCCCGGTATTTAAGACATTAAGAAGCGAGATCCGGTGCTTACTAACAGAAAGCGAATATACACCACTTGCATATTCAGAGGACAAGATGGATGGTAAGCTTCCGACAGCATTCCTGGCAGATGAAGCTGGAGCAATGGACTCTTATCCGGTTGAAGCAATGAGATCCGGTCAGATTACACTTGTAAATTCGTTAGGCATCGTCATATCAACGGAGTATCCGAATGACAACAATGTCATGATCGATGAAGTTGACAAAGGCAAGAAGGTACTGGACGGATTAAGAGATGACAGACGGATGTTCTCACTTATTTATGTGCCGGACGACTATCTCTGGCAGGGAGATACATGGATGCATGACGATCTGTGCATCTATCAGAGCAATCCGGTGGCATGCTTCAACAACCGTATCTTCCGGAAAATCGTAGATAAGCGGACGGATGCTGTTGAGTATGAGAACAAGAGAGAAAATTATCTCTGTAAGCATAACAACATTAAATATAAAGGCCTTGGTGTTGAGGGATATATCGAAATTACCAAGGTACGAAAAGGAAAAAGGAAAAAAGACGATGCATGGTGGAAAGGAAGAAAGGTATGGCTGGGGCTTGACCTTTCGATGACAGAGGATAATGTCAGCGTGGATATGAAGACGTATGAAGGCGATACGAAAGACGATGCCGTTTTATATACGAGGACAGTTGGTTTTATACCGGCCGGAAGAATTGCACAAAAGAGCAAAAAAGAAGGCGTGGACTATAACGCACTGATAAGATCCGGATGCTGTATAGCATGTGGCGATGAGGTTATCGACTATACAGCGGTTGAGGATTATATCCTGACTCTGGAAGACAAGCTGGGTGTTGAGATTCAACAAATCGGATATGACAGATGGAATGCTCTTTCAAGCGTTCAGAAATTTGAAAAAGCAGGATATACATGCGTTGAGATCAAACAGCATTCAAGCGTTCTTCATAGTCCAACAAAATGGCTGAAAGAATGCATCCTGTCTGGCAGATATCAGTATGATGAGAACCAGATGCTTGAAATTAACTTCCAAAATGCACGATGTACAGAAGATACGAACAAAAACAAATATGTAAACAAAAAGAAATCTGGAGACAAGGTAGATCAGGTAGTTGGCAACATCAACAGTACATACCTGATCGAACAAGAACTGCTCTATGGAACATCAGAGTACTTTGTCCAGATGATTTAGGAGATATATGGGATTATTTAGAAAAAAGAAACCGGAAATCCGGGAGGATACGTCATTTAATACAGATGCTACACTACTTCAGGCACTGCTCGGAAAGTCTGACATAACAAAAGACAAGGTTATGAATATACCGGGCATAGCAGCTTGTATCAACTTGATTGCGGATACGGTATCATCCTTGAAGATAAAGCTGTATAAGAGGGATGAAGATAAGATCGTAGAGGTACCGGATGACAAAAGGGTATACCTGTTAAATGAGGATACAGGAGATACATTAGATGCCGTGCAGTTTAAGCGTGTAATGATCATTGATATGTATCTGGACCGTGGTGGATATGCATATGTCAACTGGGTGTGCAATGAGGTCGAATCTGTACACTATGTTGAAGCAGATAGGATCGGGTTCAACATGAATACAGATCCGATATTTAAAGATTACAAGCTTGAAGTGAATGGACGGTCGTACGAACCGTGGAAATTTATAACACTGCTTCGGAATACGAAGAATGGCTGTTATGGAAAGTCCATCGTTGAAGAATCACCGGAGCTACTCGATATCATATTAAGCTCACAGCAATATGAAAAAGGGCTGGTAAAAACAGGCGGAAATAAAAAAGGATTCCTGCAGGCAAAGAGCAAGGTTTCAGAATCGGTCATGACTGCACTTAAGAATGCATTTAAAAAGCTGTATTCGAACAACACGGAAAATGTAATCGTGTTGAATGATGGCTTGGAGTTCAAGGAATCGTCAAATACGTCGGTTGAGATGCAGTTAAATGAGAACAAAGAGACAAATAATAAGGATGCATGCAAGATCTTCCTGATTCCGGCACCGATCATAAATGGCGGAGGAAACGAAGAAGACAGAAAGCAGTTTTATCAATCATGCATCATGCCGATACTTGTGAGATTTGCGACAGCCATCAACCGGGCAATGCTCAGAGAAGATGAAAAAGACAGCATGTTTTTTGCATTTGACGATACCGACCTTACAAAAGGTGATATTGAAAAGCGGTATGCAGCATATAAGACGGCACTTGATGCGGGCTTCCTGCAGGTTGATGATATCAGGGAAAAAGAACGATATCCGAGATTTGGCCTTAATTTTATCAAATTAGGACTTCAGGATGTCTTATACTTCCCGGATGAAAACAAGATATATACTCCAAACACAAATAAAATGTCGGAAATGGGAGTAGATATACAAGAAAATGATGAAGTTGCACCGGTGCAACAGAAAGGAGAGGGAGAAGATGATGAAAATTGAAATCAGAGCAGATTCCGTCGTGATTGATGGATATGTAAATGCTGTGGAACGAGATTCAAAAGTTTTGCACAATGCGAAAGGCCCTTTTGTAGAAAAGATCAAAGCCGGAGCATTCAAACGTGCGTTAGATCGAGCGAAAAGAACCGGATACAATGTAAAGGTACTGTTGAATCATGACTATTCAAGAGAGCTTACATCTACAAGAGATACAAAGACAAAGCTGTATGAGGATAACATCGGACTTAGATGCAGATGTGAGATCCGGGATGCTGAAATCGTTCAGAAAGCAAGAGAAGGGAAGCTTTCAGGCTGGTCGTTTGGTTTCATCAAAATAAGAGACGAATGGAACGAAGTTGACCAGATGGCTCATAGAGATGTTCGAGAGCTTGAATTAAAAGAGGTATCCCTGTTAGATGACCGCAAGATACCGGCATATACAGGCACATCGGTTGAGACAAGAGAAGAAGATGATATCATTGAGATCCGAAGCATCGAAGATGACGTTGAAACAGTCGATAATGATCCGCCGGAAAAGACGAATAATTATAAATATCATAACAGAATTTTAGCAAGCGGAGCAGGTTTATAAACCTGCTCTTTTTATGTGAAAAAGGAGGAGAATAATTTATGCCAAAATTCATGAATCTTAAGAAGCTTACAGAAACAAAAGAAGCAAAAATGAATGAGATGAGATCTCTGATCAGCAAGGCTGATGGAGAGGAAAGAGCGTTAAACGAGGAAGAAGTAAAGAAGTTTAATGAGCTGCAGAAAGAGGTTGACAACATCAATGCATCAATCGAGGCATTACAGTCCGTAAGAAGCCTGGAAGATCATATTGAGCCAACTCAGATTCCAGAGACAGGAAAGAAAAAAGAAGAGGATAAGAAGGAAGTAGAAAAGCGGGAGTATGATGAATTCGATTCATACATCAGAGGAACGCTTGAAAGACGTGCAGAAACAAACATGACCATGACAGACAACGTAGCCGTGATTCCTTCGTCGATTGCAAATAAAATCATCGAAAAGGTACTTGATATCTGCCCGATTTATCAGGCAGCAGAGCGTTACAATGTGAAAGGCAATCTGTCAATCCCTTATTATGACGAAGAATCCGGTGATATTCAGATGTCATATGCAGATGAATTCACAGCCGGAGAGTCTACAAGTGGACAGTTCAAAAGCATTGAACTTAAGGGATACCTGGCAAGAGCTATTTCAGACGTATCAAAGAGCCTGATCAACAACTCTTCCTTCAATGTAGTAGATTTTGTCATTAACAGAATGGCAAGAAATATTGCAAAGTTCATCGAACGCGAGCTGTTAAAGGGAACAGAAAACAAGATTGACGGTTTATCAAAGGCAAAGCAGATGGTAGAAGCTGCATCAGCAACAAAAATCACAGCAGATGAGTTGATCGATCTTCAGGAAGAGGTGCCGGATGCATATCAGAATGATGCATTTTTTATCATGAACAAAAAGACTCGTACTGCGATCAGAAAGCTGAAAGACGGCCAGGGCAACTATCTCTTGAACAGAGATGCATCATCCAGATGGGGATATACACTTTTTTCAAAAGATGTGTACACTTCAAGCAATATGGATGAGATGGAAGCAGGAAAGACAGCGGTATACTATGGAAACTACGGAGCAGCACTTGCTGTCAAGGTTTCCGAAGAAATCAATATCGAAGTTCTTCGGGAAGTAAAAGCAGCTCAGCATGTAGTTGAGGTCCTTGGATTTGTTGAGATGGATTCAAAGGTACAGAACGAGGAAGCAGTAGCAAGACTGGTTATGGCAGCACAGTAAAAGATGGAGCCGCGGAAGCGGCTCTTTTATGAGGTGATCAAATGAAAGTAAGCGAAGTCACAAATATAGATCTTGCTGAATATGTTCGATTAGATGATGCATCGGATCTGGAACTTAATGAGTTAGAGCGAATGAGAAGCGGTGCAGTGGCATTTATCAAATCATATACCGGACTTACAGATGAAGAAGTGGATGAACATGAAGACATCACACAGGTACTTTTTATCCTGGTAGCGGATATGTTTGATAACAGAAATTATCAGATGGACAGCAAATCGGTAGTAAATCCGTCGGCGAAATCCATCTTGAACATGCACTCGGTAAATCTTCTCTAGGAGGGCATATGAGAACGATAAACATCGGAAGATTAAACAAGCGTGTTACATTTATGAAGCTTACAGAAGAAAAGGATAAAATGGGGCAGCTAAAGCAGGTATTAACAGAAGTTGGAACTGTGTGGGCTTCCTTTTATCCGATTCGGGGTGCTGAATTTTACGAGGCACAGAAGGTGCAAAGCAAGATCACCCACAAATGTTATATCCGATATAGAAACGATATCGATACAAACAGTTACATTCGATACGACGGAAAGAATTTTGTAATCGACAGTGTGATTGATGTCGGATATGAGCATAAAATGCTTGAAATCAACTGCTACGAATATACAAATAAAGGAAGTGTGCCAGATGAGTGAAGAAGTATTCAATATGAATTTCTACGGAGCGGACGAGCTGATCAATGCACTGGAGAAGATGGCAAAGGAGTATCCGGATGCAGCAGGTGACCTGCTCCGTGAACGTGGACTTGAACTCAGAAGGAAGATTGTGTTATCTGCACACGAAAACACAAATACAAAAGGTGATAGCAAACGATCACTCGGTAAAATCGGATCATACAGGCTGTCAAAAGTACAGGGCTATGGAATCCGACAGTTTGTCGATCTGACGGTCAAATCGCCACACTTTCATCTTGTAGAGCAGGGACACAACATGGTCAACAAAAAGGGAGAAACAGTTGGATTTGTACAGGGAAGACACTATTTTGAAAAGGCTGTCAAGGAATTTGAGGAAGAAATGCCGGACAGTGTAGAAGCAATGGTTGATGATTTGATCGGAAAGGCTGGGCTAAAATGACACTTAGTGATTTGAAGGCAGGGCTTATATCACTGCTTAAGACAAGATATCCAGAAAAAAAGTATAAATACTATAGTAAGATGGTGGTAGAAAATTATGAACGACCTTGCTTTTTTACGCAGATCGTTCCGGTATCAAATCAAGGAGGAAATTACAACACACGAAAAAAGGTTGTACTTTTTTATATCACGGTATTTCAGAAAGAAATAGACGAAGCGGAAGCACTTGATATGATCGACACGATTCAGGACCTTTTTGGACTTGCTGTAAAGATCAAGGACCGTGCAGTTGATGTAACAGATTTCGACTGGCAGTGGATTGGCACGGAAAAGTATGTGCCGGAACTATCGATAACACTTGAATGGTACGACGATATCATTCATGAAGATGATTTACCGATCATTGAATCGGTTGCAGTAAATAGTAGATTGGAGGAAATAAGATAATGGGAATGCCTAGTATGTCAATCAGCTTCACGGAAGCTGCGACATCTGTAGTAGAAAGAGGAGAAAGAGGAATTATCGCCATGATCGTAAAAGATACAGTGCCGGAGACGAATCCGGTTGTGCTTTTACCGGGTGATGATATTCCAAAGACATTATCAGATGCCACAAAGGAACAGATTCAGCTGGCATCGATCGGCTATATCAATAAGCCGAAGAAGATTGTTACATATGTGCTTTCTGAAGAAGCGGAAGACTATACAGAAGCGTTGAAGTATTTAAAAACAGTAAAGTACAACTATCTGGTTGCTCCGACAGTTAAGACAGACGGACAGGTAGAAGCAGTAGAAACATTTGTTGAAACAGAAAGAGCTGAGAAGAACCGTATCGTTGCTGTGCTGCCAAATGCAAAGGCAAACACAGAAGGAATCGTAAATTTCACAACAGAAAAGGTATATGTAAATGATAAGGAGTATACGACAGAGCAGTATTGCTCCAGAATCGCCGGTATCATTGCAGGTACCCCGATGACTATCTCATGTACATATGCGCCGC